CCATTTAAGGCATCTTGTAAACCACTAACATTACTAATTGAATGACTATGCGAACTGGCTGCTGCACCTACACTAGCTGCTGTTATATTGAAACTCTTTGCAGCACTACCATCATAAGCACCCTGTGAAGTACCATTCAAACTAATAGTAAGTGCATTAGGATTCTTTAAAGCAGAAGGAACTGTAGGATATGCTGGTAAGCTGATAGTATTTCCACTTATATTATAGCTTGTTGAACCTACTTTAACTGTACTAGCGTAATTGTGAGTATGTGAACTAGGTGCAAATGTAGATGGTTTACCACTTATTTCAGCCCAAGTATATGAAGGTTTATTAGCCCCAATCC